TTGAAGAAACCCGCAAAACCAAAAAAGGGCGCCACAAATCCCGCCAGTGAAACCAAGAATTCCATCTCCGAGTGTTCCAAACCCGCCAAACAACGGTCTAATTGCCGTAAATATAGCAGAAAAGGCTTGTTTAACGATGTCCAAGATCGCAAACAAACCCTTGAAAGTGGACTTCAAATTTGCTGAAGCTGTATCGCTGAGCTTCAAATTTGCTGTGAATTTTCGCAAATTCTCAGTAATATCATAAAGCTGCTGGGCTGTGGTGGGAGGAAATATCTCACGGAATGCCTCATAAATTGGTTTGATAACACTCTGAACGCCTTCAAAAGCATTTTTAAGTGCCTCAATCAGTTTGGTTCTCCCGCCAAGATCTTTCCACCCTTGCAACATCTCATTGCGAGCATCTGCTTGGGCATCGATAAAACCACCGATAACCTGACTGAGTCCAGTCCAAAGTTCTTTGGCTTCCTCGAAATCACCAAACAGAATTTCCCATGTATTTGCCCATCCGGAGCCTACGGCCTCCTTGAGAGTATCCATTAACTGGGTAAATGTTTTAACATCCTGCGCAGCAGCAAATGCTTTCGCACCAATTTCAGTTGTTTCATCGGCGTAATTACGAAGCGTGCCGACAAGAGCTTCCGTGGTCATCCACTGATCCTGCAAAGAATCATTGAAGCCATGTGTAGCATCGATGACATTACCCTTAACCGTTTTATACATGCCGTCGGCAGTTTTAGTCAAGGTGCCACAGGCAACAGCCGACTCAAGAAGCTGAGTCTTGAATTCAACGGTTGCCATATTAGCATTCTCAATAGATTTCCAGTCGATCAGCTTAACATAACCAGCAGACAAAGCCTGGGCAAAGTTATACATGGCACGGGATGCCTCATTTGCATTGGCGCCGGAAACGGCGGCAACATTCGAGACACCCTGGATAGCCATAACTGCATCCTCAAGTCCTACGCCAGCATTGGTAAATTTACCGATGTTGGAAGTCATATCCTGGAAGGAGTAAATGGTCTTATCCGAGTAAGTGTTCAATTCCTGAAGATACTTATTAACTTCTTCAAGAGAGGCGCCGGTGCTCATCATGATGGTCTGAATTGACCCCATCTTCAGCTCGTATTCCTCAAAGCCCTGACTAATGGGTTCAATTGTCAAGGAACGGAGCATCTGTTTACCGGTGTTTACAACTGAGTTGGTGATGTTTGCAAGGGCGGTTACGGCCATGATTTCCAATGCCGAGAATCGAGTCTTTACTGTTTCAACCGCAGAGCCAAGCCCCGACATATCGACTTTCTTAGCAGCACTGTCAATGTTTTCAAGACCTTTTGTAGCGCCGTCCATATCCAAACTTTTCTTTAATTTTTCAATGGTGGACAAACTGGTTTGAACATTGCTCTCAAACTGCTTATTGTCAAACCGCATTTCTACGACTCTTTCGTCGATAGTTTTACTCATAGCTTCGTAACCTCCTTCCATGCTTCATTTGCAATTTTATCGAAAATAGGCTGGATAGCAGGATTGATGTAATCTCGACCCTGTACCCAGCCCCCGTTGCGAGTCCCGTGACCATATTGCAGAATGATCGCAATTGGAACCCCATTTTGAATATTTGAGTTGTAAAAGGTGATCTTTGCAGATCCATTTCGGTTTACGATCTCGTAATACCATGAACTGGCGGTCAAACCGGAATCGACAGGCGTTGCAGACGCAAGAGCAGCGACCCCTTCTCGGCCATACTTGTCGAGGTCTCCGAGATGGACCGCTTCTTTTGCCCTCTCCAAAAAGCGTGTAACCTTAGAGAAGTCTCCCTTGTGACTGAACCTTATCATTCACGGACCTCCTTATTTAAGAAGCTGATTAACCCGATTCTGTATTACGGAAGGATCGTAACCAGCCGCCTTCAGACGATTAGTCCTGTCCACGCCGTTACCCCACAGACCCTGAATTACTTCGCGGGCGATCTGGTCAGTGCTTTTCTTCGCAGAAGATGCAGAGACTGCCGTCCCACTTTTGGTTGTTATATAGGTGTCAAAACCAGCAGCTTTCAGCTTTGTAGCCATAGCGTCAGCATTTGTTTTCTTACTGAATGCACCGACCTGAATCTTGTAAAGGTTATCGACCTTAACCATGTAGGTATCGAAACCGGCAGCTTTCACCTTCTGAAGCATTGCATCTGCATTCGTCTTGTTGCTGAAGGCTCCTGTCTGCACTCGATAAAGTGCCTGATTATCGGCAGGCTTCTCAGTTCCGCCAGCAGAGCCCCCAAGCTTAGCCGTAACTTTGGATGCAAGATCCCCCATTCGAGCATACATCCAATCACCAGGGCAACTCTTGTTGGCAAACCAACGATGTACGGTCAGAACCATTTCATTGGAAGCCGGCTCGTAGTTCAGAGTCTTAGTCTTATCGCCGAACCAGAGCAGCTTGGTTTTTCCGTAACGCTTGCAAATGTCTGTGCAAAGCTCGATCAGTTTTGCATATACAGTATCGTTGAATGCATAAGGATGTGTGGCATCGCTGGCACACTCGATTGTGATTGCACGCTGGTCATTTGCATTAGAGGAAGAACACCAGGAACGGTTCTTTTCTTCCACATACATACCCACTCGACCATCCACGCCGATACCATACTGACAAGAAGCCTGTCGGGAAGTCGGAGCAAAAATATTACCCAGAGTCTCTACAGAGCACTGACCGACCACACAATGAGGCGTGATACGGTCGACGACATGGGTTCTCTGCCCGGAATGATTAGGACTTAACTTGGTATAGGATACCAAAGGGCTGTTACTCATTTTTCGTTTCCTCCTTCACGCTCTGAATCTGTTTCAGCATCTGAATAACCTTGTCATAACCGACCGTAGAGATCAGGAAGCCCAGATACATCAGAACGACGATCTCAACCCCAATCTTCATAGTAAAGACCGTGTCGGTCATGATAAGGTAAATCACGCTAACAGCACAGGCGATCAGGACGGACAGAACTGCCGCAAGAACATTAGAAGAATACTTGACCTTCGTTCCGTCAAGCAGCTTCTTAATGCCCTCAACTGTCAGATTCGTGATAACGGATACGATTAACAGTGCTGTAGTCAAAAAACTGATAGGCATAACTAAACCTCCTCATAATTCGTATTTTCTTCTGGTTCGCTTTCCTGCTTGAGTCGTTCTTCACGCTTTTCGAAGAATGTTTCGAAAAGGGCTTTGAAGAAGTAGCCAAGCATAACCCCGACAACGGTCGACGCTATTGTGCTGGAAAGCGATTCCGCAATTTGTACTTGCCCCATAAAGGCAAGCACATAAGACAGTTGCAAATCAACCAGCGAAACCGCCAGAATGATTGCTACTGCTTTTTTGGTAAAAGTTTTAAGCCAGTTATTGTAAGGCTGCTTTTTATGGCAAACTCGCCTTAACATGCATTTTCGGCATCGTCTGTTCATTCAATCACCCCTTAGAGCCAAAGCGTTTTCGATTGGCAGCGTTAATAGCTGCATTCCGATTCCACATT